TGCTGGGCCTTTAGAACAGCAATGTCGGTGTGGTGTTCACTCTGACGCTGATAAATAACCCATACAAATGCAGCAATCGGCAAGATTACCCACTGCACAACTGCGTTTACCATGTCAAAGTTTATTTCCATTACCACTTACCTTCCCAAACCCGCAGGGCTTGGTATTCGTTGCTCATTAACTTCCTTTTTATCACATCTTTGACAGCTTGTGTATCACTCCATTGAACTCCAGCCTCTTTTAGCCAGATATTCACCAATGCCATGTCCACATTGCCGACGTGCTTATAGTCAGAAGCAAATGCGTTGGGAGCGTGTTCGCGGGCGTGACGCGCATCGTCCAGCATATGAGTTGCATCATATGTCTGCTTGATGATCAGCTTGTCGTCATCAAACTTAACGCTTTGGTTAATCTTAGTTGATAGGTTTGACATCTTTTTTCTTCCGTGTTGCGCGCTTAACTGGGGCAGGCTTAGGCTCTACAATCGGCAACTCAGGTAAAATTTCAATAGATAGCGGCTTTGTGACCATGATCTTGCGCACTTCATCCTCTGGCAGATCAACAATATCGCCATTGCGAACAAAGCCTAAACTTGTGGACATGCTGCGGTATTTAATAAGGATTTGCATTTAATTTCTCCAAAAGTAAGGAAAAGGGGGCAGTTTCCCGCCCCCTCATCAGCTAGATTAGCTGTTGTCTGCGATGATGCCGCTTGCGGCTTCATTCTTACATACCAATGTCAATTCAGTGACAACTTGGCGTGTTGTGTTGTCGCCAGTTTTCGCCAGTGCGACGTTTTTGGTTGGACGCAGAGTTGCGACTTCCCACATATCGTCTTGCATGATGAATACGTCACGCGCACGGTTCTCGCGAGATGGCATGAACTCAACAGTACCCCATGGAGTCACGTATACCGCGAGTGATTTTACTACGCGCTCATCTCCTGCTTGTACTTGTGAACGCTGGTTGTTGTTACCAGTGAAGCCCAAGGCGATGTTCATTTGTGTTGCAGACAGATAAACTGTGTCAGGCTTACCGCCATTTTCCCAGATTGACTGCATAACAGTGTCGAACTTGGTTTGTGAGAACGCTGTTGGTGTACCATCGTCGGTACGTGCGTTTGTGCCGTCACCGATTGGGTTTGCACCACCGTTACCAGATTGAAAATCAACGTTTGATACCAACCATGCAGGCGCACCAGCCAATTCACGAGCAGTTGTTGAGTTACCTGCCGCGCGAGCGTTGTTATCGAACAATGCTTTTTCGATGTCCAATTTTTGCTCTTTGGCGATTTTCAAAGTGTGGTACGCGATTTCGCGTGCGCGACCTGCTTTGTCCAGACCTTCGTCGGTGTCAGGAACCACAACCGCATTTTTGAAAATTTGAGTATAGTTACCTAAACGTGTGGTGGATGAACGTGCGTCCGCTGTGGTTGCATCGCCCTCGATGTGAGCGTTTGCAGCAGATGCGCGCAGGCTGTCTGTTTGCCATTCATGCAAAGTGTTGCGAGCGCGAGACTTGCTTGCTTTGGTGTAGAATGGTGTTTCTTCTGGTGAGATGTTTGTGATTACATCTGACAAGTCCTCACGGATGCCAACGGCATCGTATGAGTCAAAGGTATTGCTTGGCTGTGCCATAGTAGTAGTCTCCTAACTAAAGATTTGGATTGATCAATAAATCCAGTGCGGCATCTATTGACCCTTTTTGACGGAGGTCATTCTCCGCCTTTCTGCGAGTCGCAGTTTTACCGTCTTGAACTTTTTTGGCACCAGCTTTGACCATTGGCTTTGCTTTCTTAGCCTTTGCGTCAACTTTACCGCGATTGGATTGCATTTTGCGCCAGCGAATGGCGTCATATAAAATCTCAATCTCTACAGCATCAGTTAGTTGCATCAGAGCTTCCTGTGGAACCCCATAATACTCCTGACCGCCTTTTAGCATTTCCTTAGCCGCTGTCTCATATTTCTGAGGGTCAGCGAAATCAGGTACACGCTGTTGCAACAGCTGAATTTGCTCCTGACGGTGAGCAAGTTTTTGTTGCTCTGTCATTTGCTGCTGCTGCGTTTGCATTTGCTGTATTTGCGCAAGGTTTTGATTGTACGACTGCATCGCTTCTTCGTAGGCTTCCTTCTCTTGCATGTACCCGATTGGGTCACTCTCAAGAAGTTCCTTTGATGGAGGCGTTGGAGGCGTTAATCCACCTTGTTGTGCTTGTGCTTGAAGGTTCAAGAACGCTTCTTGCTGCTGAGCTAATTGCGATTTTGCCGCTTCGATCTGCTTAGCAGTCTCAGCGTTTTCACGCATTTTTTGCTGAATATAGCCCTGACCCGCAGCAGATTGCTTTAGTTGGGAAAGGGTCCAGCGTTCTGGTTTGCCGTCAATAGTAACGTCAAACAAAGTTTCGCTGTCATCCTCAACGGCTTCCGCTTCGTCAGTATATTCAGTTGCATCATCATCTTCGGCATATTCGCCGTCGTCGTCAGATGCTTCAACGACATCTTCGTATTCTTCTGCTTCGTCTACAATTTCGCTCTCAGCGTCCTGAGTTGGCTCAACCATAGCATTGGCGGCTTCACGCAGATTATCATCTTGTGTTGGCTCTCCGCCAACCTCTGGTGACAGTAGACTGTCTACTGCATTTTCTAGGCTAGTCGTTTCCACGGTACTAGTTCCTCTGTTTGCGATCTAAGATACGCTCTGCTGCAATAGCGGCATCAAGCTGTATCTCAATCTGGTTTAACGCACGCAGTATTGCATGTGCTTCTTCACGAACATCCACCTCGGATGCTGCGCTGTCAGCGAACACATGTAACTGTGTATCGCGAACATCTTGGACAAACTGCTGAAACGCAGTGTCATTCTTTAAGCGCTTGGCTTCTTCAGCCTGAATGCGCAATTCCGTCATACTCATCCTCTAGCTGCGTCCTTCGCCGCATTAATTGCCGCTACGTCAACTTGAGTGCCATACTGCCCTAAAACCTTCGCCGCATCAACTAGCAGGTCTTGATCCATTTTATCGCGCTTTAGGTCATCTTCCATCATCAGCTTCTGCTGCTCTAGCTGCAATTTAGCCATATCAGCCTGCATCTTGGTTTGAGCTTTCATTTGCTCAGCCTGCAAGAATGCGGCGTTAGGGTCTTGCTGACCTTGCTGCGCCGCCGCCTGCTGCGCCTGCTGCTGGGCTGCAAGTAATTGTTGCTCAACCTCTGGCGTGATTGGAGCAAAGTAACGATCAGAGTTGCGCACGCCAGCCGCAGCCATCATGTCAGACAATGTGTTGCGGATGTTGGTTAGGCTCACCATGCCGTTGTATGGGCCATACTGAGTGTATATCTGCTGCTGGATTTGGAACGCCTGCTGCAATGCCATCATCTTTTCTTCTTCGCGGCCTGTGCCAAGACCAACATTGATGCCAATGTCCATGTCAGCACGCCACACGCGAGGGTCAACCTGCACGAACTGGCCGTTCATCTGCATGGCTTGTTCTTCATCAGTATGCTTGATTGCAGTGCGCAGCATAATACCGAATAGGCGCTTCATGCCATCAGCTAGGTTGCGCACCATCACCTCAACCTGCCCAGCCTGTGCTTGGATTGTGGCCTGCACAGCGGCTTTGGTTGTTGACTGCATCGCATCTGGGTCTAAGCCCATGCTTGCGCGTGACACACCTGTTTTATTCTCAACAAGCTGATCCATATAAGTCAGCGCACTCAATGTCTGGCCAGCAGTAAATGGAACTGTTAGTTCCTGAACTGCGCCAGCCTGACGCATACGCACGATTGCGCCAATCTCGTTATTCATCACATCATCAATGTTGACTGCGCCGTCCACAATGCCGATGCGTGGGTTGTTGGTCATGGCAACGTTGTCTAGGACACCACGCAAGATTGCTGTGCTGGCATCCTGATCATCCATGACGATTTCAGCAAGGCTGCGGCCAAAGAATGTGTGCGGCTCAGGGTCAACCTCAAAGACAGCAAATGGAATTTCATCCCAAGGCTCAACATCTAGCAGCTTATAGTTTGTGCCGCCGCAGATAAGGCGATGCAGAACAGGAATGCCTGTGCCATCTGCGTCAATCTTCATGTAGGCTTCCGTTACGGCAACTAAGCGCATTGATGGGTCTACTGGCTCATCATCATAGTCATCCTGAGCGAAACCCTGACGCTCCATCATCTCAGCTTCAGTCATATCGTCTGAGCCGTACATGCCGCCCAAGCCAGCAACATCCTCAAAGTCAAAGCCCATTGCCACCAATTCGCCGACACGCATCTCAGTGCGATGCGCTACAATGTACGCGTCATCAATGTTGCGGGCCTGCGAGTTGACGAAAAACTCCTCTGGTGGCACGCTTTCCAAGCGCAAGCTGCCCTCTGGCATTTGACGGCTAATCTTAAGTGAATGCTCTGGGGCTTCAATCTCAGCGCCAAACTGATCAACTGTCATCACTGTTTCTACGCCATGTTCAAGCACAGTCACGTCATCATCTGAAACCAGCAGCATGTATTCTTCATCTGTCAGATTTTCATATGTATAAATCTCAGCTTTGTAGCTTGTTTCCCAGTACGCTTTAACAATGCCGCATTTCTTAATTAGCGCATCATGAAACGCATCATTAAGCACGCGATAGCCGTTGTTCTGGTTGAACACATAGTGCATGTACTGTGTTGCTTGCTCAGCCGCTGCAACATCTTCTGGTCCG